TTGGGAATGGTTTAATAAAAGCGAGGCGGTACACCTGTTTATTTATTTGCTATTAAAAGCGAATCACAAAGACGCAAGTTGGCAAGGTATGGAAGTTAAACGAGGCGAATTTATTTCGTCTTTAGGTAAGATTTCTTCGGATACGGGAATAAGTTTACAAACGCTTAGAACGCTTTTGAAAAAGTTGGAAAGTACAAACGAAATCAAAGTAAAATCAACAAACAAATTTACCACTGTAACTATTTGTAAATATGATAGTTACCAAGACGAAACCGAAGACACTAACAAGCAACTAACAAACAATCAACAAACAACTAACAAACAACTAACAACAAACAAGAATGATAAGAATAATAAGAATGAAAAGAATAATACATTTAATTTTTATGATTCTATGGTTTCTTTTGGATTCGAGGAACAACTTGTTAAAGATTGGATTCAGGTTCGCAAGGTTAAGAAAGCTACAAACACCGAAACAGCATTTAACGGATTTATACGCGAAGTAAATAAAAACGAAAATAGTCCTAATTTTATACTCAAGAATTGTGTAGAACGAAACTGGAGTGGATTCAAATCCGAATGGCTACCTAAAGAACAAACTGCCGAGAATTCATTTTGTTGGCGATAATTAAAAACGAACTATGAAAGGATTTAAAGTAACAAAATCACACGAAGTAATAGACGACCTATTTAGGTATAGAAACAATTACCACGAAAAAGGAAAATATCTTGGTTTCGAAGGAATGGACGAATATTATTCAATGAGTTTAGGAAATTGTACGGATTGGACTGGGTTTCCGATGTCAGGTAAAACGCAAGTACTTATGGAGTGTTTAATGAATACGAGTCGTTTTTACGGTTGGAAACATTTAGTTTATTTTCCTGACGTAGGTACTAACGTTGAAATTATCGCGGACTTAATCAACAAGAAAACAGGTAAAAGTTTCAATCCTGAAGCGTTTAATGTAATAACGGACGATGAAATAATAAGCGCAATAGATTGGATAACGCACCACTTTAAGGTACTAACGCGAAGCGATATTAAAGCCAAACTAACACCGATTGAATTTTGGGATTATGCGGTTCAGCTAAAAAAAGACGAAGGATTAGAAACGGCTTCAATAGATAGTTGGAAGGACTTAAACCACCCTTACAACGATTATGGTGGTTATGCGCAGTATTTAGAGTTCGTTCTTCCGTATCGTAACCAAATCGCAGAAGACAACGACTTACACTTACACACGATTATTCATCCAAAGCTAACCGAAAAGGAAAACGGAAAACGTAGCGCACCAGTTCCTTATGACTTAAAAGGTGGTTCGGAATGGTTTAACTCTGGCAAATGTATGATAACCGTACACCGAGACGACCCGACTTATTACAAGGCAGATTTATACTTCAATAAGATTAAACCGCGTTCAAACGGAAAGATAGGTAAACACGAAATCTTTTTTGATAAAGAAAAATTGGTTTACTTTGAGCAGGAACAACAAGGAAATACATTAATTAAAAAATACGCTAAAGCAAAATAATGGACGATTACACAACCCTTCGAGCGCAAGTGCTACTATCTTGGACTTATTCAAAAGTCAACAAGTCATTAAGAGAAATAAAAGAAAAGCACCCAAATAGAACCGACCTAATTGAATCAATGTCGGAAACTTTAGAACACTTACACGAATGCAAAGTGTACTGGACACAAATAGAAAAAGAATACCGAGCGTTGCGACAAACTGCATACCGATTAGAGTTAATTAACTTGGAGTTAAAGACGGAAAATAACCGACTAATTGCAGAAAATAAAGCATTAAATTATGAGTAATGAAGTGTAAGAACTGTAAAGCCGAATTTACTCCAGTTCGATTTAATCAAAAGTTTTGCTTTGATACTGAATGCGTCCGTGTTTGGGTAGAATCTGAAAAGGAAAAACAATGGAAGAAGAAAAAGAAGGTATTAAAAGACGAACTCCAAACCGTTCAGGAACTCACTAAACTTGCTCAAGTAGTATTTAACAAGTACATAAGACTACGAGATAAAGCTAAACCTTGTATAAGTTGTGGCTCAAAACTCGGTTCAAAGTTTGACGCAGGACATTATTTTAGTTCAGGCGGACACAAAGCCGTTACATTTAACGAAGACAACGTACACGGACAATGTGTAACGTGCAATCAACATAAACACGGAAACTTATTGAACTACCAAATAGGAATCCAACAAAGAATAGGCGCAGATAAATTAATAGAACTACACGCAAAAGCACACGAAACCCGAAAGTACACACGGGACGAACTTAAAGAAATAATAGAAACCTATAAAAATAAAATCAAAACGCTATGAACGAAGCTATCTTATTTAATTACCTAAAGGAAAATTATTTCCCTGATTTAGAACGAAGCACTAACCAGTTTTCAAAGTGGGATTGTTATTCGCCAAGTACAAAAACACGAATTGAACTTAAATGCAGAAGAAGACACTACCCTAATTTAATCCTTGAAAAAATAAAGTACGTTGATATGATAAAAAGATATGTAGAAGAAGACGAAAAACCAATTTACATAAACTCAACTCCGAACGGAATCTTTGCCTTTGATTTACGCAACATAAAACCAAATTGGATAACCGATAACCGTATGCCACAAACAACGGACTTCGAAATAATTACGCCTATTGAAAAGACGTACACGCTAATAAATATCGAAGAAGGAAAAAAAATATAAAAAAAAATTCAAAAAAGTTTGCAGATTAAAAAATAGTGTTTATATTTGTATATAATTAAAAACGAAAACGCTATGAAAATGCAGGCAAAAGATTTGAAAGTAGGAATGACAATTAAGCACGGATATTATGTAATGGTTATTGATTCGGTTGAATTATCAAATCAAAAAAACGGAATTCCAACAATTATTGTTAATGGAGTTACAGAATATACCAAAAAAAATAAATATGGTAAATATGCGAATCCTTCAAGAAATGAATTTGTTTTCAAACATTTAACTTTTGTAAACGCTAACTAATTAATAAAACGAGGGGTGCGACTTGGTTAACGCACGTTTTAATTTATACGCTATGAAACATTTATTTAAGTCGTTGGCAGCCTTCCAACAAGAAGTTCCGGTAATTCACAAGGGTACACAAGGCTATGGGTATAGTTACGCAGATTTACCGAAGATTTTTGAGGTGGTTAACCCGCTTCTAAAAAAACACGGATTGGGCTTTACGCAGTTACTCGATACTAAAGAAGGAATCGACTATATTGCAACGGTTATTTTCCACGTTGAAAGTGGCGAAACGTTAGAATCAAAGGTAGCCATTCCGCAAGTAGAATTAAAGGGAATGAACGATTACCAAAGTTTTGGCAGCGGTGTTACTTACTTTCGTCGATACGCTTTAAGTTCGGCACTTGGATTAGTTACGGACAAAGATACGGACGCTTCAGGCGAACAAGTAAAACACGAACCTAAAAAACCTACAATAACTAACCAGCGTTTAAGCAAAGCTATTGAAATGATTGTAGAAGGAAAGTATACTAAAGAAGAACTATTAAACAAGTTCGCTCTAACTGAAGCACAAATAGAACTAATTGAGAACGTATGAAAGTCAGGGCTTCACAAATTGGTAAGATAATGACTAACCCTCGCAAGTCGGGGGAGTTGTTATCGCAAACTGCAAAAACATACGTTCAAGATTTAGTATTAGAACATAAATACGGAATACGCAGGGAATTTAGTTCACGTTACACTGATAAAGGAAACGAAGTCGAAGACGAATCTATTGCGTTGGTTAATGAAGTTCTAAATTACAAGTTTATCTATAAGAACGATGAACACTTTGAAAACGATTGGATATCTGGAACACCTGATGTAAACACGGACGAAGTATTATTAGACGTTAAATCTTCTTGGGACGCTTCAACTTTTCCATTCTTTGAAACCGAAATACCTAACAAGGACTATTATTACCAACTTCAAGGTTATATGTGGTTAACAGGAAAAGAAGAATCCATTTTAGCTTATTGCCTTATTGATACTCCAAGCGAAATGGTAGAAGACGAAATAAGACGCGCTCACTGGAAATTCCACCTTATAGACGAATCGCAAGAACTACGCGAAGAAATAGAAGCAAAGCATAAGTTTAGCCACATTCCAAAGAATCGAAAAGTTAAATATTGGTTCGTGCAAAAAGACGAATCCGTAATTGAGCAAATAAAAGAACGTGTCGAACTATGTAGAGAATACTATAACGCTTTAATGAAAACCTTATGAACATAACACACGGCCAAGAACCAGTTAAACACGAAGACACTATTTTAATGTCCGTAATGACTAAATACCA